GATCTGCGTCTTTGGCCGCTGGACAAACACATAGAAATGAAGGCGAAAGTATTAAGTCAGATCACGGTTGATGTCGAAGTTATCGCGGGCTGTGATGAGGCGCCGCACAATATCCACCTGCCCGGCGCGGAAGGCGAACTCTTTCTCAGAAAGGCTGATGGGAGGGCAGGTGTCTGGGAAGGCCTTGATCAGTTCGTCGACAAGGACGTGGAGGGGGTCAGCCATAGGAGGGAAGGTCTACATTGGATGCTTCGAAGAAGGCTGGCATACGCGCTGATCGAGTGGCCTTCAGTTCGGGGGCTTTGCCGCGCTCGAAGAGGTTGTCGGAGGCCTGGAGCCAGAAGTCCTTACTCAACTGGTCTGTTCCTGTTAGCATCTGGAAGACCCAATCTACGGTTGCCTTTCGCAGAGAATTGAGGCTTGGTGAGGGCTTGAGGCCCAGTTCTGACGCCACCATGTGGTGGACCGCGACGTGGACCTGCTCATCCCTGGAGATGTCAGCTGCGACGGTACGAATCCCAACATCCCCGGCGAACCGTAGGAAGGGCAGGAGTACGAAGAAGACGGAGCGTTCAAGGATGGCGGCCTTCAGGATTGGGTGATCGGAGTGATTGACCCAGGCATCACGGATGTTGAATCCTGTGGCCTCATCCTTGAAGGACTCGATTCCATGGGCATCGACCACGAACTCAAGGGCTTGGTCGTGGCGTTCTTCGTCTGCCATGTTTGACCTCAGAGCATCCACCACCCCTTCAGTGGCGGGAAGGTCCCGGGCAAGTCCAGCCTCGAGAAGGTCACGAACAGGCAGCTCTAGATGCCGAAGAGCCAGGCAGCGATGAAGGGTGTCAGAAGTCCCTATCTTGACGACGCCTCTGGAGACTGGGGTGGGTGTCCACTTGCGCTTGCGGGTGAGGACGGAGACATACGGACTTGGAGAGGCCATCAGATAACAGTGCGAGTAAGGTGATTAGGGTCGGTTTCATCCAGGGCATGGGCTTCCGGACCGAAGCCGGTGGCGAGAAGTTCATCTGATAACAGTGAAGTTGGCTGTGGAGCATTAGGCGGCGGTTCCGGAGCATCAAAGCTCTTTAGCCACTCCCTAATTGCATCCCCAGTAGGGGTCTTTGCGGGCCAGCTGATGAACCTGAGGAGATCCTGGCGGCTGGTAAAGCACATACTGGAGAAAGGCTTCCAAGCTATGAATCCTTCTCCGTTCCAGCGATCTAGCGACCTCTCTATGAAGAGAGAGCCGGGTACTTGGAAGCGTTGGCGTTCTATTCGCTGCAGCCTCCATTGATTCCACTGCAGAAACCTGCCACAACCTCGGTGTCGTCATTTTCGATGGGATCAAATTGAAACCAACTGGCATCGTCCCCGAGAATTCCAAGGGCATCGTCCTTGGCCTGAGTATCAGGGGCCACCTGGAGGGCGTAGTACAGGCTGGTCTGAGGACTGTCCAGCCAATCCTGCAGGAAGGCCCGGTCGTAGGTGACATGGTCGCTCCAGGAGTTGAAGCTGTAGCCGTGGAAGAGGCCTGTATCCTCGAAGATCTCAGCAAAGAGATTAGCCACTGCATTGTAGACACCCCAGCCAACCTCGGAGGCGATCTCCACATTGGGCGGATACTCGTAGGTTTGCACCCCGAAGGTGCCGGAGTCCCGATCGATCGAGCGGCCGATGGGGGGAGCGATCTCCTGGGTGCAGGCGTAGCCCTGCTTGTCAGTGGACCGATAGGCACATGTAGCGGTGGGGGCAATCGCGAAGGCCCTATCGAAGCCGGCTGCCTTGGCGATGTCTGCCGCAGCGTGGATGGCCTTGTACAGGGCATCGATCACCAGGAGGTGGGCCTCGGGGGCGAGGTGAGGGGCCTCGTAGGCCAGGCCCAGCTCCCCGTAGGTGAGCCCCTCCTGGGCCAGGAAGTTGGCGAGCCCCAGGACACCCAGGCCGACCTGGCGGTCCACCTTGGGACTCAGATAGACACCATCAACATCCACCCCGGTGCGGGGGTGCATCTCCACTAGGGAGGTCATGCCCTCGACGAAGGCCTGCTCCAGGGTGTCGACGGTGCATTGGCCAAGGTTGACGTGCTGTAGGAGGCAGGTTCCCCGGTGGGGGAGGTAGACCTCCAGGCATACGTTGCCGTAGATACGATTGCCTTGCGCGTCGTACTTGATCTTGTTGAGCCAGAGGTCACCGGAGGCAACGGCCTTGAGCACGGAATCGATCAACCTGCGCTCGGTGGACGCGGCCACCAGGAAGGCCTCATCCACGTCCAGGCACCGCTTCACCCATGGGAGTTCCCGGCGGTCGGCCTGGATAAACTCAAGGGCATCGGGATGGGTGTAGTCCAGGTGGAGTGTGATGGCACCGTTCTTAAAGATACCCCCGCGCCGCAGGGTCTCATTGAGGATCGAGTAGATCCTGGCGAAGGACACGGGACCGGAAGCGATCAGGCCACGGCCGTTTTCGTGTCCTTTGGGGCGTAGGTTGGAGAGATGGATCGAGACGCCGGCCCCGTTGCGGAGGGCATAGGAGACGAACCGCCATGAGGCCTCGATGCCATCTGGGCCCTCCATGGAGTCTTCCACCACGAAGACGGTGCATGAGACGGGCAGCCTGTTTTCCGGGTTGTCGACCCAGGACTGCACACGGCCTGTGCGAGAGATGAGCTTGGAGATAGGCTTGGTCATGGGATCAGATCGAGCAGTGAGGGTTGGAAATAGCCTGGGCCCTTTTGCACCTTCCCTTGTTCATTAAGGATCGGCTTGCCGTCGATGTCAAGCTTACTCATGTTGCTCTCGAAAACCCGGGTGAGGGCGAGGTCGAGGTTCCAGCCCTTGGCCGCGGCGAACTGGTAGCAGGTGAAGACCAGATCGGCCAGCTCCTTGAGGGTGTGGGCTTCGTCGGTCTTGGCGTTGGCCTCGAGAAACTCGGTGAACTCCTCATCGATCAGTTCCAGCTGGAAGCCGGCGGTATCAGGAGCAGGGGTGGCAACTCCAAAGGCGCTCCTCCAGGTGAGAGCCTCGTGGGTGTGGGTCATGTCAGGGGCGATGGATGAGCGGCTCATTCAACAACAACCTCAGGGTGTAATTCGCAGATGCGGGCAAGCTGCCTTTCATGCTTTTGTTTAAGCTGAAAGTTTTCGTGAATGCTTTGCTGTAAGGCATCATTATGACCTCGAATCTGCGCTTCGAGTTTCCTGAGACACAACTGTAGGTCTCTGATGGTTGCACCCTTATCATTCAACTCGAGCTGGGCCTCCTTGAGCTTGGCCTCAGTTAATTCGTCGTAGAGATTGAGCACCCGCTCAACAACTCCGAAGGCATTGGGTCGTCTCATGGTCAAGCTACGGCGAGATGGGATTGAATGTCCTTCAGGACGAAGACGGCTTTGCCCATGAACTGTAAGGCGCCTTGCTCGTAGCCATGGAGAGGGGGCAGCAGATTGAGCAGGGCGTTATCGAGCAGGTTGTACGAGAGCCGCAGCTCATTGTACTCCGAACTCCCCAGGTACAGCCGGTAAGCCAGGTAGGTGGCCCGCCTGTCGTGATCTTGGCAGAGGTCAGTGATGCGCTCGAAGATGGGCCTGGGTTTGATGGTTTCAATCATTCTGCTTGCTCCTTGTTAAGACGGTCCTCGACCAGCTTAGCATAACCGGCAATGTCATGCCAGGAGTCAGCGTAATTCGGATCTCCATTGACGATACGGCCTAGTTTATGGAAGATCATCTCGATGGCTTCCTGCTGGTCAGGAGTAAGAAACTTTCCCCTCTGGGCAAGCTCGTCTTCCACCACAGCCTTCAGCCGCTGGGTCACCCGGGCATGGCCTGTGAAGGCCCCATAGCGCTTTCCGCGCTCGGCCAGGGTAGCGTCAATGTCACTTTGAGGAGTGGTCATTGTTGAAGAGCTCACGGTAGGCTGGGTTTCTTTGGATGGAGCGGAGTTCACGAGCTCGAAGTTGCCGTCCGAGCCAGTCGTTTCGAAATGAGCGTCGGGACAGGGCGAGACCGAACCCAAGCCGGATTCGTAGGCCGAGGCCTCGAAGAGAGAGGGCTGCCTGGGACAGTCGGAGTTGGATGTACTCAGGGACATTGGGATCTTGGAAGAGGATGATGATCAGGGCAGCCATGCCCCAGGCTGAGACTACGAGGGGGTCCATAGAATGGGGGTACGTGCTGTCCAATCATACTCACCGGGGCGGAGGATGCGTGCAAGGCGGGCATTCTGCAAAGCGTCTGCTTCCGTGAGCCCAGCCTTGACAAAGGCATCCACGATGGCCTCCCACCAGAGCTCCCGGGGGGTCTTATCAAGCAGAGCCTTGGCCTTGACCGCTCCCACTCCAGGGCAACCCTTGTAGCCGTCTACAGCGTCACCAGTGAGGATCTGCTGGAAGAAGAAGTAGTCGCACTCCGCGAGGGTAGGGGTGACCTCTTCGGATCCGTTCCACTGGCGGCATTGGATCTGGCGAAGGTCCTTGTCGGCAGAGATCAGGACGACGTTGAGCTCGGTCTGGTGGCAGCGCATGCCCAGGAGGTCGTCAGCTTCGAGGCCTTCCTCCAGCTGAGCAGGATATGCGCTGCAGGCCCACTCGACCAGGCGGTAGAATCCTAAGGGCTTGCGCTTCAGGCGGTGCCCCTTGTACTCGGGGTCAACCGTCTTGCGGAAGTTGTCACGTCCGGTGAAGAAGAGCTCAACGTCCGGGCACTGGAAGTGCTGCTTCCAGAGGTTCAGGGTGTCGACGAAGCGGCGTTGGGCCTGCCGGAAGTCCGACGCGACCATGTGCCAGTCCCCATGCTCGACCTCCACTTCGGAGGACTGACAGGCCGTGTAGGCCGGAGTGTCGGCGTCGATGAGAAGTAGGTCTGGTTTTTTGGTCATTTAGGAGCGTTAGCAAGGAGGAATCTTAGCTGGCATTCCTTACAGAAGCAGTAGTCCCTTAGGCGGATTGGTCGGGGTCGCGGTGCTGGGGATGGTTTCATATCAGTGACAATCTGCCCAGGAGGAACCATGCTTAGCCTCGGAGGCCAGCGGCACGTTCAGTTTGAAGTCGAGGCCAACATCAACGATGGCCCCGGTGAGGAGGGTCTTGACGAGAGGCACGCAGCCGGGGGTTACAGCGACCTGGATCTCGTCATGGATGAAGCCGAGGGGGACATAATCCATGCCCAGCGTCAGCTCCTGGTCGAGCACCTTGTAGCTCTCCACCACCCAGTTCTTGCAGACGATGGCGCCGGCAGACTGCAATAGGTAGTTCAGGGCGGCATGTTGTTTGCCCTGGAGGTGGAGAATCCGACCGTCGAGGGCCTTGAGGGTGTCGTTCTTGGAGCGAGCCTTAACGGACTCCAGGAGGGGCCCGAGGCCAGGGATGGCCTGTACGAAGGCGGCCCGGACCTTCTTGCCGAAGGAGGCCGCGGCCTTCCCCTTCAGGAGGGGGTTGACGGTGCGGCCGAGCTTCTCATCGCCTGCCCCATAGAGGAAGGCGTACGTAATTGTCTTGACGGACTTCCGGGTGATCTCCTGGCCTAGGGCTGCGGAGGCGGCGTCGGCGTTGATCTGGTGGATGTCGCCGTTGACGACGATGTCGGCGAACCGGCCGGAATCGAAGAACGCGAGGTAGTGCCCGAGCATCCGAAGCTCCAGACCCGAAGCATCAGCCCCCACTTCCACGAAACCGTCGCCAGGGCCGAAGAGAGCACGACAGCGAGGGTCAGAGGATACCTGACCAAGATTAGGGGAACGATGAGCATTGCGTCCGGTGTTGGTGGCAAGGGAACAGGAGTGGTGGATGCGTCCTTCCCGGGTGACTTGCTTGAGCCAGGAGTTTTCCCCCTCGCTCAGATGGCCGAGCCCCTTCTGAAGCTCAAGCATGCGAGCGAAGGTTTTGGCCTCAGGGGTGTCGATGGCCAAGAGAACCGACGCGTCGATCTTGGGCTTGCCGGTGTCGGTGAACTCCTCCGGCTCCCAGCCTCGCCAGGTCTGGAAGACCCAGGCAATGTGATCACGGCTGGTGGGGTTGAAGTCCTGCAGCTTGGTTAAGGGTGCCCCCTGGATGTACCCCATGGTGGAGTTGTTCCGCTTGGGAGTCATCTGCTTGCCCGCCACATAAGGGAAGGCATCACGCAACTCAGAAGCCAGCTGTTCTGACTCGCTTCTGAGCACGCTTTCGAGCTGCTCCCCAGCCTTCACATCGAAGGGCCAGCCGCAGCGTTCCTGGATGGCCATGACCCGGGCACAATCGTGCTCCATTTTCACGGCCCGTGTAAATTGCTCGGCCCTGCCTTTTAGGCGGTCCCACAGAAGGCTTGTGACCTCCACGTCGCGGACGCAGTAGTCCTGCATCTCCTGGGACCAGGTGGTCCAGTCGGCATGATCCTTGTAGTCACCCTTGTGATAGTTGAGACGCCATCCCCAGGACTCCAGGCTGTGCCGGCCATAGAGTTTGAGCGGCATACCCTTCTGTCGAACCTTGTAGTCCAATCCCAGGATATGAGGGAAGAACAGACGAGACAGGATCAGGGTGTCGCAGAGCTCGATCCCCTTGGCGTCGAACCAAGGGTATAGCGCGTGGATCACCTCGATGTCGTAGTTGATGATGTTATGGCCCACCAAGAGGTCAGCCTCGGCCAGGTACTTTATCCCGGTCACGATGGACTCGTGGGTGCCCTGGTCGTTATAGACGTGGACCTCGTGGGTGTCCAGGTCGCGGGTCGCGAGGCAGTGGATCGTGTCGAACCCCTGCCGCATGAAGCCGTTGGTCTCAAGGTCGAAGGCGAGCCTCATCGGAACCTCTCAGGGAGGGCCGGAGGGGTCTGGTGATCCCAGGACTCGGAGCCATCATACTCCTGGCGATCGGCCCAGGACCCG